AATAAAGTAAGATATTATGGCTGCTAGTTGCTTTGATTGTGTCTGGGTCAATAATGGTATATTTTTTCCAAGTTCAGGATGTGCGCCTGGAGATGGACTTCCTTATGCAAGATTTACTGAATCTTGGGGTATAAGATTTACTTCTCCTGATCCTACTTGGACTTTATCAACTGCTGGATCATTTTTAGCAGGATACACATCTAACGGTACAAGTTATGGTGCTGGTAACATACTCGCTTGTGGTTGTATTTCTATCGGCACTACCGAATTTGTTACTAGTAATGGTGGTCCTGGTAGAATACTTAAAATGGCAAGTAGTGGTAATAATATTTTTATTGCTGAGACAAGTACTACTAATAGATACATGATATTTGAGTCTAGACGACAGTCTAGGACAGGAGATCCGAGAAATGCACAATTATCACTTGGTGGAGATTCATCTGATAATGGAGAAATAATTTTTTATACTGCCCCTGAGAGTTCTGGTGTCTCTGAGAGAATGAGAATTACTAGTGCAGGTAATGTCGGAATTGGTACATCGTCTCCAGCATCTATACTACATGCTAATGGATCAGGGGATGTTATTTTGAGAGCTCAATCATCAGGCAATTCAACAACAGCAAACTTTTTTTTAACAGCAGTAGGTGGAGTTGCTAAACAATACTATGCAGGAATAAACGTATCAAGCACGAACGGAGCTTTTGAAATATATGATGACACTTGTGCTTCTTCTAGACTTTTAGTTTCAAGTATTGGAAATGTTGGTATTAACACAACATCTCCTTCCTACAAACTACATGTAAACGGTACCTTCTACGCAGCAGGTTCCTCAATCAAATACAAAGAAGGCATTTGCCAATACGACACAAATAGCTGTCTATTCATGTGCTTAAAACCAGTAACATATCAATACAAAGACGAATTCAAACATCTTGGTAAAGAGTTAAAATCAAACATACAAATTGGACTGATTGCAGAAGACGTAGCAGATGTGATGCCTGAACTAGCGGTACTTGTCAATGAAGAAGATGAAAAAGTAGTACGTAACGTTGATTATGAAAAACTATCAATTGTGCTACTTGCTGAAGTACAAAAGCTAAGAAGAGAAGTAGATACTCTAAAGAACAACTAACATAGTTTTATAGCTTTTTATTATATTTATATATATAATACTAAAGCATTGTTATGGACAAATACGTCGTGTTTCACGTCGAGGGCGGTCTCGGTAAAAATGTTGCATCAACCGCAGTAATCAAGAACATATCTGAAAAGCATAAAGACAGAAAGTTGATTGTGATGGCTTCGTTTCCTGAGGTCTTTATCAACAATCCTTACATTTACAGAGTGTACAGAATGGGCATGACTCCTTATTTTTGGGAGGACTACATCTCAGGAAAAGACACCATTATCTTAAGGCGTGAACCTTATTTTGAAACTTCTCACATCATGCGTCATACACCACTCCATGAAACATGGCACAAGATGTATGACCTACCGTATAACAAGGAGAAGGATCTTCCTGAACTGTTTATGAACATGATTCAGAACGAGATGCCTATTACTTGGAATAGACCTAGACCTATTTTACTTCTACATACTAACGGAGGCCCTTTAATGGACGGAGCTCCTATCTATGCCTGGACCAGAGACATGCCAAGGTATGTTACAGAAGCTGTTATTCAAAACTTTGGACAGCAATACCACATTATACAAGTTGTAAAACACGCATCTCAAGGCATACAATCACCAATGGTTGAAGTGATAGACCGTCAAATGTCTAACTTTGAACTATTCTCATTAGTAAGAGCATCAGCAAAAAGATTGTTAATTGACTCTTGCTTACAACACGCAGCAGCCGCTTACAAACTACCATCAGTAGTACTATGGATAGGAACTCACCCAGAGATGTTCGGCTACAAAATGCACAGTAATATATCTGCAAAACCACCAGTTGGTAATATTAAAAAAGTAGACGCATCTTATTTTGACTATTCATTAGATGGTCAATTTCATGAATGTCCTTATAATTCACCTCAAGAAATGTTTGATGTGAATGACGTTCTGAAAGCGCTAAACAAGATCTAATGCAGATTGTATATCGGATCAGTGACACAGGCTACTTAAAAAACAAGCCTGATTATATCAACAACAACAATTGTTTTGATAACGCTGTAAAGATATTTGACAAAGCTAACTGGCTAGTTATAGCAGACAGTGTTACAGATGAGACTAAGCTGTACATCGAGTCTAAAATAGATAAAGTAAACCACGTTAGTGTAGGCCACGGGGCTGGAACATTTAATCTAGCTCTTGACTTTGCTCTAACACTAGACGACTATGAAATAGTCTACTTCGTAGAGAACGATTATCTACATAAACCAGACAGTCAACAAGTGATCGAGTCTGGCTTTGACTTAGGGTTTGACTATGTGACGTTGTATGATCACCCGGACAAATATATGAACCCTGTAGAAGGAGGAAATGTATTCTGCCTAGGTAGATCAGAAGAGACCAGAGTGTTTCTAGGAGATTATTGTCATTGGAAGCTTACAAATAGTACGACTATGACCTTTGCTTCTAGAGTGAAAACACTAAAACAAGATGAAGATGTGCTACGCAAATGGACAAGTGAAACACATCCTCATGACTTTAACATGTTTATTGAACTAAAACAAAGAGGTAGACGATTAGCTTCGTCTATCCCAGGATATTCAACTCATGGTGAGACTCCATGGTTAACACCTTTAACAAATTGGAAAGAACAGTTATGAAACAATTAGCAGCGATTATTATTGAAGACAGACCAGTCGATGACTTTGGAAAAGCTTGCCACAACCACTTGAAGCACTTGCCAAAAGACACTGACCTATTCATTTATACTAGTGATGAGGCCAAGAAGAAGTTCAAAGAGCAGCTTATCAAATTCAATATTAGCTACAAGTTCAAGCCGTATAACCAGAATACAGAAACGCCTATCACAATCAAATATATACCTGGCCTAGATCAACTACTCCAAGACAGTAGGATGAAGCCACTGTTTAATATGTGTATGGTAATGACTGACCCAGAGTTCTGGAAAGACTATTTTGACTATGAAAGAGTGTTGGTGTTTCAACGTGACTCAGCTATCCTAAGATCAGGAATCGAAGAGTTCATGGAATATGATTATGTAGGAGCTCCATGCTATAACTTTGTAAAAGACCAGACTATTCAAAATGGAGGTTTGTCTCTAAGAAACCCTAGAGTGATGGAATATATATGTAGACTCTACGGCTGGAGGACTGACCTACAAGACCTGATGGTCGTAGGCCAATATTCTACAGCATCTTTCTTTGCTGAAGACATATTCTTTTGCTTACGCATGATCAAATATGGTGCAGGAAAATTAGCCCCACTTGAAGTGGCCAAGAAGTTTAGTGTAGAGTCCAAGTTCGAACTAGGATCTCTAGGCTACCATAGAATAGAAGCATACTTGACAGAAGAGGAACAGAAGAGCTTGAAGGAACAGTATAAATAGTTTTTTGCTCAAACCATGTATATTTATTTATAAACCAAAACACATCAACATGTTAACTATTATCATTCTATTGGCTGTTGCTGCTCTTGTTACATTCTTTTTAGTAAAGAAAGGTAAGATCAAAGATGCTAACAATAACAACATCCCTGACGTTATTGAAGAGAAAGTAAAGGAAGTTAAACAGGCAGTAAACAACACAAAGAAGGCTAAAAAGAAGCCTGTTACTAAGTAAGCAAAAACACAATAATAATTTATGGAAAAGATTAGTTTAAAACTATCTGAGTTTTATCAACTAGAAGCCGAACTAAACGGCGTAGTAAACCAGCAAACTGGTGAAAAGTTATCTAATGGTCTATTGAACGAGAAGGTTAAACTAACCACGAAATATTGGTTGTCTGACCTGGCTAAAAAAGTAGCTGCTGAAAAAGAAGCAGTTGAGAAAGTTAAGAACGAGCTTATTCAAAAGCACGGAGAAGCTGACTCAACCGGAAACATCAGCATTCCTTTCTACGCCAAAGAACAAGTAGATGAAGATGGAAACGTGATCACACGTGAAATTAATCCTAAGTTCGTTGACTTCCAAAACGAGTTCAACAGTCTACTAAACGAAGAAAGAGAGCTAGAGCACAAAGGGTTCAAACTAGATGAACTAGACAGTATTGAATCAAGTGAAAACTATCCAGTGTTCTTTAAGCTAATTAAAGTTGACGAATAATGAGTGAGCAAAACAAACTGACAGAGACCGAACATCAGTTAATACAGCTAATAAAAAGAGATGCTCTAGAAGTTGCATCAACCTTAGGTGAACTCAGTTACCAAAGAATGACCATTGATCTTTTGATCGATGAAGAAAAGAAGAAGGTAAAGGACATCAAAGAAAGAGAGACCAAAATTCTAGACGAACTCAAAGAAAAATATGGAAACGTCTCCATAAATATAGAGACAGGAGAATTTCAATAAAGTGTTTCAAAAAAGTTTTGATATTTATTACTAGATAAAAATCATATAAATGGCCGAAACACTTCTTAGCCCAGGAGTTTTCTTAAACGAAAACGATCTATCACAAATAACCCAAGGGCCAGTAGCAGCAGGAGCTGCTCTTATAGGTCCTACAGTAGTTGGTCCGGTTAATATTCCTACATTAGTAACATCTTACTCAGAGTACAAGGCCAAATTTGGTGCTGCGTTTGTTTCTGGTGGTGCTAATTTCGAATATCTAACTTCTATTGCTGCGCTTAACTACTTTGAACAAGGTGGTGAGTCTTTGCTAGTAACTAGAGTCGGATCCGGTTCTTACACTGCAGCTACTGCGTCTGTACCAGGTATTAACGGTACGACTGCGTTTACTCTTGAAACATTATCTGTAGGTACAATAATGAATAACTGGGCTTCAGGTTCGGTTTCTCCTTTTACCACAGGTTCTAATGGATCACTTCCATCTGGTTCTGCTGCCAACGTTCGTTGGGAGATCACTGGTGTGGACACTGGATCTGGTGTATTCAGCATTAACATTCGTCGTGGTGACGACTATAATAACAGCAAGACTATTCTTGAATCATGGACTAATCTTTCATTAGATCCAAATCAGAATAACTATATTGCATATGTGATAGGTGATCAAACCTTGACTATCCGTCAAGATTCAACTAGTGATTATTACCTACAAACTACTGGCTCTTATGCAAATAACAGCTTGTATGTTCGTGTATCTTCTGTAGCTCAACCTACTCCTGGTTATTTCAACCAGACTGGTGTTGCTCAGAACATTTACACAGGTTCTATGCCAGCTCTTGGATCTGGTTCTTATAATGGTGGTTTCGGTGGTGCTTCTGGAGTTATCTTTGGATCTTTTGGAAAAGCTCCACTCAACATGTTTGAGAGTATTCCAGCCGTTGCATCTACTGTAACTGCCCCAACTACTAACATTCAAGGTATACACCCAGCTGACTATAATGTAGCTATCAATCTTCTTGAGAATACTGACGCATATGACTTTAATGTTATCTATGCTCCAGGATTAACTAGCCAAAACGCTTCTAGCCAAGTATCAAGCATGCTACTTCTAGCTCAAGGTCGTGGTGATAATATCGCTGTAGTAGACATGGTTAGCTACGGTCAACAAATCAACAC